ATTTAAGAATGGATTACCACGCCAATATAACTTAATATTCTACGGACAAGGCAAAAAGGCGGTGGCGAATTGGGGCGAAAAAACTTTGCCAATGGTGGATTGGAGTGATTACAATCACGTTGCAAATGTTTCTAATGTTTTGGATTCTTGGGATGGTAATTTATTGAGTGGTAAGATACTTTACCCATTAGCAGATTGGCATATTGGTTTATCGTATGTTAAGGGCTTGGGAATAAGCAACAATATGTATCAAGGTGGAATTGATGTAAACGATTTACGACCATCAATTTTGCTCAAGGAAATGATATCGACTTGTTTTGCGGATATTGGGTATACATTGAGTGGTTCGCTTTTAGGTAAAAATTATTTTGATAATCTCTATGTTGCCCCAATGTCGGGTGCTGGTGCAGTTCAAAATACTGCAAACGAAGATGCAAAAATAAATGTAAGCAAAACTTCATTTTCATTAAGTCCTACGGTTCAATTCGTACCATTGGTTTTTGATACCGTAACGTCCGATCCATTAAGTTTATACGATTTAGGAACTGGAGAATACACCGTGCCATTTACGGGGGAATACACTTTCCAATTAGATATAAACGTTCAAAGTGTTACTAATATTTTTAATTGGCTTTCATTAGGAAGCCCAAGCAATGCGCAACAACTTTCGGTACATATCCCAAATGCTGGTGGTTATACGCAAAACATTGTATTACAATTAACAAAAGGGGATAAGGTAAAAACTCAATATGCAACAACAAGCGGTTTTACTTTAAATTCGGTTTCAATGCAAATCACAAAAGTGCCTTATGGAATCGTTGGTACAACTTTGAATATGGGCGTTGTGATGCCCGAAATGAAAGTTACCGATTTTATTACATCATTTTTGAGAACTTACAATGCGGTATTGATACCCACAAGCGATACAAATTTTGAGTTGCATAATATTGATGATTACTATGAATTAGGGGCAACCAAAGAATGGACAGAGCATATTGATATGACCGATATTCGCCACGAAAAAGTGCCAATCCCTCGCAGTATTAAAATGTCGCATTTGGAATCAGAGGATTTGGCAAATGTCCAATATGAATCTTTAAACAATCAAACTTATGGAAGCGTAACGGCATCCCCCGAAGTTGATTTTTCAGCAGACGAATTAAATGTGCAAAGTCCATTTGGAATATTCGTTCCAAGTTTAATCAATCAGCAAAATTTTCAAGGTCAAAAGATAGCAGAAACACCATTCCAATATCCAGTTGTTTTGGATGGCGATATGAAGCCCGTTAAATCGGATTTCTATTTGTTTTATTACAATGGACTTGTGGCAACGCCAAATGATAGATTTCAATTCGCTGGGGTTTCATATACGAGTTACCCAATGATTTCATCCTATCAAGATTTCCCAACGATCACATCCACAAATTCGGTGGCATTTGGAGTTGAAGCAACGATAAGTGGCGATGCCCCAGCATCTACAATTTTTACCAATTTTTATCAAAGGTATTTATCACGAGTTTTTTCAAGCAAATCACGAATCGTACATTTTGACGCTATTTTGCCCGTTGGCGAATGGTTGCAACTTGAGATGAACGACACGATTGCGGTGTCGGGTAATTACTACAAAATCCAATCTATTGAATACGATATATTGAACGAAAAGGCGCACCTTGTTTTAATGAGTTATCCCGATGTGGAATTGCAATCATATACCACTACGGGTAATTCTACGGGGTGGCAAGATGCACAAGAACGCCCCGATGGAGTAACCACCTTAAATGGCGATGCCGTTGGGCGTGGTGTTACCAATTCAAAAGATAATGTTGGTGGCGGTACGGGTGTAACCATATTAGGGCAAACATCATTCGGAAGTTCAACAATGAGTTATTTAAAAGGTGCGGTTGATGAATTGCTAAAGAACCGAAGCGTGATAATTGCAACCAATGATTCATCTCAAATTGTGACGGTTGATAGCGAAAATAATTTTACACCGATATTAATCAATACATCGTACACATTAGGAAATACATTCCCATATACGATGGGTGCGGATAACATCACCATCAACGTGGCTGGTACTTACAAGGTAACGGCAGAATTAGGCATCCAACATTCGCACGGACACGATATTGCAGCGTCTATTTTATTGAACGGGTTAATTACAAGTGGATATGTAAATATGGGTACATTCGATCAAGCGACATCCATAAGCGAAGTTTTTGAGATTGGCGAAGGTAGTGAAGTTGCAGTTGGTTTGGCTTGTTTAGATAGTCACGCTGGAACGGTAGATGTAAACACGGTTAAATTAAGAGTTGAAAAATTATGATAAGCGAAATAATACAGATAGTGCAATCCGATAAATGGAACGGGGTTTCAGAACGGGTTGAGTTTGCAAAAGGCAGCGATAAGATAATTACCACTTGGGGTGGTGTTTGGAAGTACATTAAAAGACTATTGAAATGGCAGAAACCGTAAAATTTACCATTGAAGTTGATGGTAGCGATCCAACAAAGGTTGTTGAGAAATTATCACACGCATTAAGCGAAGCGAGTAAGGCAGCAAACAAAACCGAAAAGGCGGTTGATGAAGTAGGCAAAAACGCAGAAAAAAGCGAAGGCATATTTAAGAAATTAGGCACAACCATTAAAGGTGGTTTGGGGATTGGCTTGGTTGTTCAAGCGTTAGACACTTTTAAAAATGGGTTGTTAGAGAATCAAAAGGTTCAGAATTTAGTAAATCAAGGAATGGTAATATTTCAAGGCGTTATCAATGGCGTTATTGAAGTATTAGATCCATTATTGAGTGGATTAACTAAAGTATTTACAGAACCAGTTGAATTGATTAAGAGTTTTGGGCAATTGATTTTTGACCAAGTTTACAATCGCCTTGTTGGAATATTTGAACTTGTACCCAAATTAATAGATTCATTAACTTATTTATTTATGGGTGAATTTGCAGAAGCGGGAAAAGTTGCCACAAATGCAATAGCAAAAGTTGTATTGGGTGTTGAGGATACAATTGGTGTTGTTACAGATTTGGCAACCAAAACGGGTGAAGCATTTGGCAAAATTGCAAAGTCTACAAAAAAGGCGTTTGATAATCGTGAAGTATTAGCCAACGCAGAACACAACATCAATAAATTATCCATTCTTTATACTGGAATCGTTGAGAAATACGATTTAATGGCTGAAAAACAACGCCAAATTCGTGATGACGAAACCAAAACTATTTCGGAAAGGGTGAAAGCCAACGAAGAATTAGCGAGGGTATTGGATGAAGGCGCAAAAAAGGAAAAGGAAAACTTACAATCTCGTATTGGTATATTGCAAACGCAACAAAATTTGTTGGGCAAAACCAAAGAACGTGAACTTGAAATCCTATCATTACGTCAAGAATTAACGGGTGTAGATGCCAAATACGCTGGTTTAAAATCCGAGCAATTAACAAACATCAATGCGTTAGAAAAAGAGGCGATTGAATTGAAACGTGCGGAAGCGGAAGGCACTATTGAAGCCAATGCCATTATCGCACAAAGCGAAGCGGATTTGTTAAGTGATACATTAGAGGGTTTTGCAAAACGCAAACAATCTTTAATGGATGAATTTATGGCAAGGCGCAAAGCAATTGATGAACAAATATCGAGCGCAAAAGAAGGCACACAAGCATACGTTGATGCCATCAATGAAAAGAAAATCTTGGATGCTCAATACGCTGCGGATGTAAGGGCAAACGAAACCGAATTGGCGAAGTTTAAAGACGATTTAGCCCAAAAGGATAAAGATAATGCAGAAGCCGTTGCCCAAGCCAAAATTGATGCATTGACACAAGGCATTCAAGGGGTGCAATCATTAGTGAGTGCAGATAGTGAATATGGTAAAGCATTGGCAATTGCTCAAGCGGTTATCAATACTTATCAAGGTGCATCTAAAGCATTAGGACAAGCGGGTGTATTTGGTCCTATTGCTGCGGCTGGTGTGATTGCATCGGGTTTGGCTCAAGTTCGTTCTATTATGCAAACCGAATTGCCAGAATCCCCAATGGGTGGCGGTGGTGGTGGCTCAAGCGTATCAATGCCAAGCGGACCATCGGTGGGAATAGTAAGCGGACAGATGAATCAAACGAATCAATTACAAGCCCAATTGAATAGCCAAATGGCAAAACCAACACGGGCGTATGTCGTTGGTCAAAATGTAACAAGCCAACAATCGCTTGACAGACACATATTGCAAAATGCAACACTTTAATTAATAAACGTTAATTTAGCAATGAAGATAATTGAATTGATATTGGATGAGGATAGCAAAATGAGTGGCATTGATGCAATTTCGATTGTTGAAAGCCCCGCTATTGAATCCAACTTTATCGCATTGAATAACCATCAAGTAAAATTCGCAACGGTAGATACCGAAAAGCGTATTTTGATGGGTCCAGCGTTGATACCAAATAAACCAATTTACCGCAACCAAGACGGTGAAGAATTTTATGTCTACTTTTCAAAGGCAACGATTGAGAAAGCGATGCAAATGTATTTGAAGAAAGGCAATCAAGGGAACGCAACATTGGAACACGATGGCAAATTAAACGGCTTAACGTTGGTTGAATCGTGGATAAAGGTGGATGCTGAAAAAGATAAATCGGTAGCATACGGAATGGAAGATCCCGTTGGTACTTGGTATGTGTCTATGAAGGTCGATAACGAAGAAATTTGGAACGAATACGTTAAGAGTGGGAAAGTAAAGGGATTTTCAATTGAAGGTTTCTTTGCTGACAAAACCACCACGATGTCAAAAGAGGATGTAATATTAGGGCAATTGCGTGAATTGCTTTCGAAAATCGAACAACCTAAAAAAGGTTGAATTAGCACAACAAAAAACCGCAGATGGTGCAGCCGTTTTGGAAGCAGAAGCATTCGAAATAGGTAAAGCCGTTTTCATCGTAACCGAAGAAGGCAACATCCCCGTACCGATGGGGGAATATATGCTTGAAGAAGGTTTGAAAATTGAAGTTGATGAGCAAGGCGTTATTGTTGAGGTATCAACCGAAGGTGCAGAAACTACCGAAGAAGTAGTTGAAGAAGTTGTTGAAGCAAAAGACGAACCAATGAAGGAAGAGGTAATGGAAAGCGCACCTAAAAAGGTTGTAAAGTCCAAAACCGAAATGGAAGAATCTTATTTCAGCGCATTTGAAACTCGTTTAAGCGCAATCGAAAAAGCAAACGAAGATTTAAAATCTTTGAATGTTAAGTTGAGCGAAGAAAACGAAGAATTAAAAAAGCAATTGGCAGAAACTCCAGCACCTCACACAAAATTCAATCCCGATGCAGAAGCACAACGTGAAGTAAAATTCAAGATTGGTGCAAAGCGTCAAGAAACAATCCAAGATCGCGTATTTAACTCACTATTTTAAAAACCAAACAAAAATGAATAATCGTAAAATCAACCTAAGCGGACCAACAATCAGCCCAAACACTTATGCTGGTCAGTTCAGCGAAAAGTATATCGCTGCCGCATTATTGAGTGGCGAAACCCTTGCCAAAAACTTAATCACCGTTCACCCTAACGTTGCCTTCAAAGAGGTAATTCGTAACTGGCAGAACTCTGTAAGCGTAGCCGATGCTACTTGTGACTTCACGGATTCTTCAAGCGTTACTTTGGGCGAATACGTTTTAACCACTACCGAAAAGCAAGTGAACTTGCAGTTGTGTAAAAACAACTTGCGTACAACTTGGGAAGCGGCTCAAGCGGGTTATAGCGCATTTGAAAAATTACCAGCGTCTTTTGAAGAGTTCTTATTGGCTCAAGTTGCTGCGGAAGTTGCTCAAAGCGTTGAATTGGGTATCTGGAAATCAAACTTGTTCTATGATTCAGCAGCCGTTGCTGGTCAAGACGGAATGTTCGGTTACTTGGTAGATAATTCTGCAATCGCTGAAACTGCATCTGGTGCAACTACTGGTTCAAACGTTGTTACTCGTTTACAAGCAATGTTGGATGCATCTCCAGCAGCGTTGTATGGTAAAGAAGATTATGCTTACTTCGTAGGACCATCAACAATGAAAGCATACCAAGCGGCTCTTTCTGCTGGTAACTACAACTTCCAATTCTACGTTGGTGAAAAGCCAATGAACTTCCAAGGTATTCCAGTTCATATGGTACCGGGTCTTAACGATTTCGATTGTGTATTGGGTCTTAAGTCTGATATGCACTTCGGAACTGGTTTATTAAGCGACTTAAACGAAGTTAAAGTTATTGATATGAGCGATGTTGATGGATCACAAAACGTGCGTGTAATTATGCGTTTTACTGGTGGTATCATTGCTACCAACCCAACTCAACAAGTTGTTCTTAACGTAACTGTTTAATATTTCATCATAGGTTAAATTTGAATCGGGGAGGGGTGATTCCCTCCCTTTTTATTAAAACGAAAATATGGCTTGTAATACATTAGCAAATAGATATGAACCTTGCAAGGAATTTGCTGGGGGATTGCGTGGGGTATTTTTAGTACCTTTCGCCTTTGCCGATACCATCACAAAAGACGTTGATGGATTGGTAACTGCAATCAATAGTGGTGCGGGAACTGCAACCGCTTACTTTTTTGAATTGAAGGGTTTATCAACCCTTGAAATTTCGGGTGCAACCTCAAGAGATAACGGCTCAACTGCATACACTCAAACATTAACTTTATCTTTAAAGCCAAGCGGAAGCACTCCAGCGTTGGCGGATTCAGATGCTGAATTGTTTGATTCTTTGACAAAAGGTCGTTGGAGAGTTGTTGCGTGGGATAGAAACAACGTATTCACTTTATTAGGTGAAGCCGAAGGAATGGATGCAACTACCGATGTTGAAAGTTGGGGTACACAAATGGGCGATGCTCGTTTAAACACCGTTACTTTAATCGGTATGGAAACCACTCCAAAGGCGGTTGTTGATGCCGAATCTTATGCGGATATGGCAACGGTTGTGACCATTGCTTCCTAACATATAGTTTTGTTTTTTCCATTCAAACGGGGGGTGCTTTACGGCATCCCTTTTTTGATTTGCAACACTTTTGTTAATTTGCGTTAATTAAGTAATGGTTATTAATAGCACCACCACACAAGTTGCATTTTTCCCTTTTGTTTCTTTCGATGACACCATTGGGGAACAAGTGGATGTGCAAGTGTGGCATAAACAAACCAAAACAATGGTAGAGGGTGCGAGTAATGTAACAATAAGCGGAAGCAAAGTAACATTATCATTACCCTCATTGACTACGATTGCAGACGTAGCACAAGACTTGGACACGGTGTTAATTCGTGTAATTTACAACGATGTTTTGAAATGGGAATATTTAGCAACGTGGAGTACCGAAAGCGTGGCATTGAATACTGAATTTAAGCAATGGGATGAGGTAACGCCATCGCAACCAAACTGGATAAAAATATGAGCATTAAATTAATAGAATTAGCGAGTTATACGACACCCGCAGTTGTTGAGCAAAAGAATAAAGAGTGGGTTGAATATGGTGAGGATAATAATTATTATCAATATTTGATTGACCTTTATTATGGTAGCCCAACAAATAACGCAGCCATTAAAGGTATTGCGGATTTGATTTATGGTGATGGATTAGAGGTTGTAAAAGCCGATCGCCATTTGTCGGGTTATCTCGATTTAAAGAAAGTATTTCACGCTGAATGTTTGCGTAACTGCGCAATGGACCTCAAAATGTTGGGGCAATATGCTATTCAATTGGTAAAATCTAAAGACGGCAAGAGATATGTAAGCGCATACCATTTCCCAGTTCAAACATTACGCCCCGAAAGGTGCAATGAAGATGGCGATATTGAAGGGTATTATTTTTGTGCGGATTGGTCAAAATTAAAGCGAGGTCAAAAGCCAAAGCGTTTTGCCGCATTCGGATTCGATAAAAATGCTAACGAATGTATGTTGGTAGTGAAGCCCTATTCAACGGGTAACTTTTATTTCGCCCCAGTAGATTATCAAGGTGGTACACAATATGCTAATTTGGAAATCGAAATTGCTAATTTCCACATCAATAATATTATGAATGGTTTAGC